AAAGAAGCTATACATAACTCTCGACCTGTGAACCGTTTAGTATATAAACATTTCCTAGAATATTTAGAAAGTATTTAATCCACTTGTTTGGCTTTGTAGAAAAATGATGTTATATTTAGTAAAATAATAAATAAACATATGGAAGAAAAAAAGTATCAACTAGACCCAACATTAGAAACTAAAAAGTACACATCAACAGATGGTACAGTTCGTTACATGAAAGATGGAAAACTGCATAACTGGGAAGGACCAGCTGTGATTCATCCGAATGGTAAGAAAGAATATTATATTAATGGTTTCCAACATGACAAAGACAGTCACCATAAAGCAAAACGTGATGGTGTTGGATTACCTTGGTTTAAAAGTAGTGTAGGTAAAGGTGCTAGATCTTAATTTAATATAAAACACATGAATAGAGAATTCTTAAAAATGCAAAAAATAGCCGGTTTGATTACAGAAAATCAATACCGCCAACTAACAGAAAATACTGATGAACCAACTCATATGTCTAGAATAGACTGGTATTATGTTGGCCCCAATAGTGGCTACCCAGGAACCCAAAAAGATGGTCGAGTTGTTCCTAAAACTAGAGGATATGATGATCCATCAAAGTATGAAGATACTAATATTTACATCAAAGTAGGTACTGAAGGATGGATTGATGGGGAGTGGTTTGTAGATGAAGAAGAAAACCGAGTACCATATACAGGTTATGAAGAATATTTTGGGAGTGTTTCTGGTGAAGATGAAGAAGAAGGTGTAAGATTACAACCACTGTTTACCCCATATCATATTGAACATAATGAAGAACCTCCTATAATAGATAATAATGAAGGACTTCCTTTAACAGATGAAGTTAGAGAGTATATTGATAATTTTATAAATATGATTATAGATGAGGAAACTGAAGAAGATCTTGAACATTTAATTAGAGCTGAATTTTTTGAAAATGAATTTGAAGAAACTTTAGTAACTGAATTTGGAGAAATAGAAGGTGAATATGATCACGTTAATTCAGAAGTACGAAGATATATTAGACAAAAAGTAGATCAAGCACTTCACGGTAATTAAATTTAAAAATACTTTAAATTAGGCTTGCAAATGCAAGCCTTTTTTATTATATTATAGATATGAAAATAGGATTTACTGGAACAATGAGTGTAGGCAAATCTACACTTGTACATGCTTTAAAAGAATTACCTGAATTTAAAGATTATTTCTTTGCTACTGAACGTAGTAAATACTTACGTGATTTAGGTATTCCATTAAACACTGATAGTACATTAAAAGGTCAAACAATATTCTTAGCTGAACGTTGTTCTGAATTAATGAGAGAAAATGTTATTACTGATAGAACAGTAATTGATGTTATGGCATTTGCTCAATGTGCTAAATCAATTAGTGTTGTAGATAAGGGTGCTTTTAACAATTATGCTGCTCCATTTATTTGGGAGTATGATTATGTTTTTTATGTTTCTCCTATAGGAGTTAAAATTGAAGATAACGGTGTTAGAGAAACCGATACTGATTATCGTGATAGAATTGATAGTACTATTAAACATGTTATTAAAGATAATTTATCTAACATAAAAAACTTTGGCATTATTTCAGGTACTAATGAGCAAAGAATTGAACAGATTAAAGGTTACTTAGGGTTTTAATATTTATACCCAAACTATACCAATGAAACGCTCAGAATTAAAAAAAGAAATTGAAAAAGCTATTGTTGAAATACTAAATGAGGAAACAATAGATGTAGCTGGTGATCCTAGTAAATTAACTCCACAACAAAAACAATCTGCTATCAATACGGCTCGCACAAAAACAAAAAACCCTAAACTTGGTACCTCCGAAAACCCAGTTGATTTTGTATAAAATTTCTAATTAGTTATGTCTCAAGACTTAAAACAAATAATAAGGGATGAATACTTAAAGTGCGCTCAAGACCCAGCTCACTTTATGAAAAAATACTGTCATATACAGCATCCTACTCGTGGTAGGATATTATTTAATTTATATCCATTCCAAGAAAAAGTATTACGTTTATGGAGGGATAATCCATATAATATAGTACTTAAATCTCGTCAATTAGGTATCTCAACTTTAACTGCTGGTTACTCATTATGGTTAATGTTGTTTCAAAAAGATAAAAATGTTCTTTGTATAGCTACTAAACAAGAAACAGCTAAAAACATGGTAACAAAAGTTAAATTCATGTTTGAGAATTTACCTTCTTGGTTAAAAGTACATGCTGAAGAAAATAATAAATTAACACTACGATTAAGTAATGGCTCTCAAATTAAAGCAGTTTCAGCAGCAGGTGATGCGGGTCGATCAGAAGCAGTATCACTTTTATTAATTGATGAAGCAGCATTTATTGAAGGAATTGGTGAGATATGGGCATCTGCTCAACAAACCTTAGCAACTGGTGGTGGAGCAATTGTATTATCTACTCCATATGGTACTGGTAATTGGTTTCATCAAACATGGGTTAGAGCAGAAGCACAACAAAATGATTTTCTACCTATTAAACTTCCATGGTATGTTCACCCTGAACGTGATGAATATTGGAGAAAAAAACAAGATGAACTATTAGGAGATCCACGATTAGCAGCACAAGAATGCGATTGTGATTTTAACACTTCAGGTGATACTGTATTTTATAGTGAACAACTAGACTTTATTTTCGCAACCTCTGTTAAAGATCCTTTAGAAAAACGTGGTATAGATCATAATTTATGGATATGGGAGCTACCAGATTACACACGTAATTATATGGTAGTTGCTGATGTAGCTCGTGGAGATGGTAAAGATTTTTCAACATTTCATGTGATAGATACTGAGTTAAATACACAAGTAGCTGAGTATAAAAGTCAAATATCACCAAAAGAATTTGGTTATTTATTAGTAAGTATCGCGACAGAATATAATGATGCGTTACTAGTTGTTGAAAATGCTAACATAGGATGGTCAGCTCTTGACTCAATTATTGAAAGAGGATACAGAAATTTATACTATTCTCCAAAAAGTGAAGCATTAAACGCGGAAACTTATTTAGAAAGAACAGATGACCCATCAAGAATGACACCAGGTTTTACAATGTCTATGAGAACTCGTCCGTTAGTTATAAATAAATTTAGAGAATATGTTGGAGATAAAAGTGTTAATATACAATCTAAACGTCTTCTTGAAGAAATGAAAGTATTTATATGGAGAAATGGACGTCCTGAAGCACAATCTGGTTATAATGATGATTTAGTTATGAGTTTTGCTATCGGAATGTATATTCGTGACACAGCTTTAAAATATAAAACGCAAGGTTTAGATTTAACTCGTGCTACTTTAAGTAACATGGCTACTGTTCGTCCAAACCCACAAGGTAATTACACTAGAAATGGTGTTCCTAATCCATATAGTATGAATATTGGTGGGCAAGATGAAAATATAAGCTGGTTACTATAATATTTATTATATATAATTTAATTTAAATGGCTGATACAAGTGTTTTTTCAAGATTAAGGAAATTATTCTCAACAGATGTAATAATTCGTAATGCTGGTGGTAATCAGCTTAAAGTAATGGATGTTAATAGCATCCAAGCAACAGGTGAATTCCAAACTAATGCTTTAGTAGACAGATTTAATCGTATCTACTCTAGTAATAGTACATCACTTTTTGGAGCTCAATTAAACCTCAACTGGAGATACTTACGCACCCAAGTATACTCAGATTATGATGCAATGGATACAGATGCTATTGTAGCTTCTGCTCTTGATATCATAGCTGATGAATGTACTCTTAAAAATGATATGGGTGAGGTACTTCAAATTAAAAGTTCAAATGAAGATACACAAAAAATTCTTTATAATTTATTTTATGATGTATTAAATGTTGAATTTAATCTTTGGTCTTGGATTCGCCAAATGTGTAAGTATGGTGACTTCTTTTTAAAATTAGAAATCGCGGAAAAATTTGGAGTTTATAACGTCATCCCATATACTGCTTATCATATTATGAGGGAAGAACACTATGACCCTAAAAACCCAGCTGAGGTAAGATACAGATTTAGCCCAGATGGTTTTTCCGGTGGTGCTACAGGTTTTTATGGTGTGACAGGACAAGGCACTTACAGCACTAATAAAAATGATACCTCAATTTATTTTGATAATTACGAGATGGCTCACTTCAGATTAATTACTGATGTGAATTACCTTCCATATGGTCGTTCTTATTTAGAGCCTGCTCGTAAATTATTTAAACAATACATCTTGATGGAAGATGCAATGTTAATCCATCGTATTGTTCGTGCTCCTGAAAAAAGAGTATTTTATGTTAATGTAGGTTCTATTCCTCCAAATGAAGTAGAAAATTTTATGCAAAAAACTATTTCACAAATGAAGAGGACTCCATTTATGGATCCACAAACAGGTGAGTATAATTTAAAATATAACCTACAAAATTCATTAGAAGATTTCTTTATCCCCATTCGTGGTAATGATACTACTACTAAAATTGACACTACTAAAGGTTTAGATTATACAGCTATTGAAGATGTAACTTATTTAAGAGATAAGCTATTTGCAGCTTTAAAAGTACCTAAAGCTTTTATGGGTTATGAAAAAGATTTAACAGGTAAGGCAACATTAGCAGCTGAAGATATTCGTTTTGCTCGCACAATTGATCGCATCCAAAGAATTATACTCTCAGAATTATATAAAATTGCTTTAGTGCATTTATATACTCAAGGTTATAAAAATGATCAATTAACTAATTTTGAATTATCATTAACTACTCCTTCTATAATTTATGATCAAGAAAGAATAGCATTAATGAAAGAAAAAGTATCTTTAGCTAAAGATATCATTGATGGTAAATTACTACCTACAGATTGGATTTATGATAATGTATTCCATCTTAGCCAAGATCAATATGATGAGTATAGAGATTTAATAGCTGAAGACCAAAAACGTATCTTTAGATTTAAACAAATTGAAAATGAAGGTAATGATCCACTTGAATCTGGTAAGTCATATGGTACACCTCATGATTTAGCAGCTTTATATGGTTCTGGAAGAAATGGAATTGGTGTTCCTGATGGTTATGATAAAGATGAACCTCTAGGTAGACCTAAAGAAAAAGCATCTATTGCTGGTACACAACAAAGTACTTTAGGTAAAGATAGATTAGGTAATATTGGTATGAAAAAAGGAGATGCAACAGGTGAAGATGTATCCTTAAGAAATAATTTTAAAGGTGGATCACCTTTAGCTTTAGAAACTCAACTTAAAAATAAAACCTTATTAGAGTCTTTAAGTAAAAAATTATCAATTAAAAAAGAAGAATCTTCATTATTAGATGAGTCTCAAATACGAGAATAATATCTCTATATATATTTATAATTAAAATATTTACCCTAGAATGATTATAAAACATTCAAAGTATAAAAATACTAGTATCCTTTTTGAACTATTAGTAAGACAAATTACAGCTGACACACTATCAGGTGTTGAATCACCAGCAACTAATATTTTAAAAAAATATTTTGGTAAAACAGAATTAGGAAAAGAGTATAAGTTATATGAAAGTTTTTTTAGACATACTAATACTAGTGAGGCTAAAGCTGATATGGTTATTAGTACACTCATAGAAAGTTCTAAACAATTAAATCGTTCTATTTTAAGAAGACAAAAGTATAATTTAATTAAAGAAATTAAAAATCACTATAATTTAGAAGAATTCTTTAAAACTAAATTACCAAACTATAAAGCACAAGCAGCTTTATTTACACTTCTAGAAGTATACAACAGCGAAAACCTATCTAACCCTAACCAGATTATAGAAAACAAAACAGTTTTACTAGAATATCTTGTTAAATTTCCTATTAATAAAAAAGAAGTTAAAGAAAATATCTTAGAAGAATTTAGAAATCAAGATAAAGATATTCGAGTATTAGCATATAGGGTATTACTAGAAAAATTTAATGATAAGTATGCTGACTTAAACCCACGTCAAAAATCAGTATTAAAAGAATTTATTAATAGTGTTGATAACACACCTAAATTAAGAGAGTTCTATAATACTAAAATAAATGAAATCAGAAATACTTTATTGACTTTAAATAAAAAAGTGACTAATAAAGCTATCCAAATAAAAGTAAATGAGGTTGTAAATATTTTACCAAGTTTAGGTAAAACAGATAAAGTTAATGATGATCATTTAATTAACCTTCTTCAACATTATCAATTAGTTGAAGAGTTAGAAGCAGTAAATGAGTAAAAAAGAGAAAATAAAAGAACTTATTCAAACTAAATTAAAAGAAATAAGCGCTACAGGTACTGGTGCTTCTTTTACTGCAGGTTCTGGTAAAAATTATGCTACACCTTATGCTTTTAATCCAAATAAAAAAGCTAAAGGTGCTAAAAATATCTATTATTATAAACTTGGTTTTAAGCCTGTAAATCAAAAAGCTTTAAATAAAGCTGCTAAAGGTATTGAAGTAAAACAGTTATGGGAAGAAGAAGAACCTAAATTTGACATTGAAGGTTTTGTCAATAATTTAGGAGTTGATGATGAAACAAAACAATATATCGCGGGACGATTAGGAGATTTTGATCTAATAGCGGATAAGTTAAAAAACCTTATTAAACTAATTCAAGAAGCTAAAAAAGAAACTATCAATAGCTACAGAGAAACACCAGAAAAAAAATCAGTATATGGTACTGATTTAGCTATTTCAATACTTGATAGAGCAATAAAATTATTTACATAACATGAGAAATACATTACAAGAACAATATAATCTTATTAAAGAAGGTAAAGGCAATAAACAGCATTTTTTTAAATCTGCTCGTCACTTATTTCCTGACCTTATCACCCCAGTTAATACTTATGAAGATACAGTGCGTATTCTTAAAAATAGAAGTATTATTGCTGAAGGCATTGGTGGTGTAGTTACTACAGGTAAAAAGCAAGATTGGCACGCTATCTTTAATGAGAACATGATTAATCTTAAAAAAGAAAATTTAGGCCATAATGAAATTAATAGTATTAGACCTGAAGGTAGATTTTGGATTGTTACTTATCGTACAAAAGATGGAATTAAAGAAAAATCATTTGAGTCTGAAAAAGAAGCAAAACAATTTTTAATGTATCAAGATACTGATCCAAATTTAAATGATGCAATCTTTGAAGCTAAAGAAGCTAAAGCTGAAGAAAAAGAAACCACTAAAGAAGTAACTGATATGGCTACTCGTGGTTATGATTATAAGGATACTAAGAATTATGATAATGTATTTGGTGAAGAATTCTTAAAAGGATATTACACTGAAATGAAAGATCCTAAAAATGAAGGTAAACATGTTGAAGAATTAAGACAAATTGTAGCTAAGAATTTAGCTAAAGATGTTAACCATTATGTTAAAAATGGTCAATTTGGTACTAAAGGTGTAGGATACACTGTAGATGCTCCTGGTTTAGGCGAACCAAAACCTGCTAAAGGCAAACATAAATCATCAGGTTACGGTGATTTAAAAGAATCAGTATTACGTTCTCAAATTTATTTGTTAGCTAAAGAAATATTAGCTGAAGATACTAATAAAACTGAAGAAGAGAAAAAACTTAATGCTTTAAAAGAAAAAGCTTTAAAACAAGCTGGGGCTGCTATCTCAAGTATCGGAACAAATACCCATAAAGTAACTTTTGAACACAATGGTAAAACTGTAGCTATAGCTTTTAGAGATTCAGAAAAAAAAGCAGAAGAAACAGCTGAAAAATTAAAAAAGACAGATTTATTAAAAAATGTAAAAGTTGCTCCTAATAAATAATAGTGTAACTATGAAACAAATTCTTATTGAGACTCAAACCTTTACAGCTAAACCTGTTAAACTAATTGAAGGAAAATCTTCAACAGGTAATCCTTTAGTTGAAGGAATATTAGCCACAGCCGAAGTAAAAAACGGTAATGGCCGTTATTACTCAAAAGAGTTATGGGATAGAGAAATTGATAAGTATATGGATAATGTTAAGTATAATAGAGCACTAGGTGAATTAGATCACCCTGATTCTTCTATCATTAATTTAAAAAATGTATCTCATAATATTAAAAAAATATGGTGGGATGGAGACCATGTGATGGGTGCTATAGAAATACTACCCACACCATCAGGTAACATCTTAGCTGCTTTATTTCAAAATGGTATACCTGTAGGTGTATCATCTCGAGGAATGGGTTCATTAAAACAAAAAGGTGAATTAATGGAAGTACAAGACGACTTCGAATTACTATGTTGGGACTTTGTCTCAACACCTTCCAACCCAGGCTCATACATGAAAGAAGTAGCATTAAATGAAAGTAAAACTGTTAACAACAACCAATATTATAAAGTAAATTCTATTATTACAGACATACTTTGTGCTAATGGAACTTGCCCAATATTCTAAAATAAATTATTATGTTTACACAATCTACTAAAGAATTAGCTGATTTTAAAGCTAAAGTATCTAAATGTAAATCTGCTCTTAATGCTGAAGTTAAATATCTAAAAGAAACCCTCACTAAACTAGGAGCCAAATATAACTTTGGTCCCTTAGAAAACGAAATTAATAAAACAATTACAGCAATTTCTACTTCAGTTGAAAACCAAATAAACGAAAATGCAAAACAGATAAGTAAAAAAACAGCAGATGATTTAAAGAAAAAATAACTCCTCTTAAAATAGTATTTTAAGACTGATGCCTCACAAAAGTGGGGCATTTCTTTTTTAATAAAATGTGTTTTTAGTAGATCCATATATATGTATATGCAAATATGCTACCCTTTCCCCTATGTAGCATTAATTAGTTAATAATCTATTACGTTTCCTATTAAACGTATTTCCAAAACAAATTTATTTGAGGACAATGAACAGAGAAATGCTTAAAGAAGCAATTGCTGATGCTAAAACTATCCGAGAAACAGCAATTGAAAGTGCAAAATCCGCTCTTGAAGAAGCTTTTACTCCCCAATTAACAGCTATGTTTGCTGAAAGGTTAAACGAGCTTGAATTAGAGGAAGAAAAAGATAAAAAAGAGCCAAAAGAAGAAATTGATGAAATGTACAGTGTAGAAGAAGAAGAATTAGAAGAAACTTTTAATCTCGAAGAACTTCTTGCTGAGTTATCAATGGAAGAAGAACAAGAACCTACAATGGAAGGTGATGACATGGGAGAACCATTAGATGAAGATCTAATGCTTGAAGAAATGTCTGACGAAGAAATTGAAGAACTTGTTATGCAAGTAATTGATGACATGATCGCATCTGGTAAGCTTATGCCTGGTGAAGGCGAAGAAGAAGATGAAGAAGGTGAAGACATGGAAGACATGGAAGACATGGAAGTAGGTGATGAAGATGAAGAAATCGATATCGATGAAATTTTATCTGAAATGGAAGACAAAGAATCTATAACTGAAGCTGGCGTTATAAGTCAATTCATAGACTTTGTTACATCCGGAAACATGACAGCTGCAGGAAATGTAATTGATGCTGCTTTACATCAAGCCACTGCTGGTGATGTAGCTGGCGGGCTTGGAGTTACAGGATCTACAGTTGCTTTCTTTAAGGCTTTAAAAAGTTATTTGAAAGATCGCAAAACTGAAAAAGGTGATAAGATGGAAGAAACATCTGATGCTACTGAAATGGAAGAAACTATCGCTGAACTCCGTAACGAACTCAACGAAGTTAATCTATTAAATGCTAAGCTTCTTTACACCAACAAAATCTTCAAATCTAAGAATCTTACCGAATCAGAAAAAATCAAGGTTTTAAACACATTTGACAAAGCAGAAACTGTAAAAGAAGTGAAACTTGTATTTGAGACTTTAACCGAATCTTTAAAAACCATTACAGTTAAAAAGAATCCAATTAAAGAGTCATTAGGATCAGCTTCTAAAACAATTTCAACTGCTACCCCTAAACAACCAATTATTGAGAGCAATGATGCTTTTGCACGTATGCAAAGACTTGCAGGTCTCAAAAAGTAAAAATTAACATTAACAAAAACAATTTTTTTAAAAATTATGGAAACAATTCAACAATTAGTTGAGTCTGCCAACCCATGGAGATCACTACAAGGTGATGCAGCTAAATTAGCTAACAAATGGGAAAAAACCGGCCTTTTAGAAGGTCTTGGTGAAGATGTCAACAAAAACAACATGGCTTTGATGTTAGAAAACCAAGCAAAGCAATTAGTAGTAGAAGCTAACTCAACTTTTACTGGCAATACTTTCACCTCAGGCACCTCAGGTGAAAACTGGGCTGGTATTGCATTACCATTAGTACGTAAGGTATTTGGTCAAATTGCAGCGAAAGAATTCGTTAGCGTTCAACCAATGAACTTACCTTCTGGTCTTGTATTCTTCTTAGATTTCCAATATGGTACTACTAAGAATCCATTCACTGCTAATACTTCTTTATACGGTAACCGTAACGCTAGTGATCCTCAAAATCCATTCTCTACTACTGATACTGCTGGTGGTTTGTATGGTGCTGGTCGTTTCACTTACACCACTAACCAATTCTCAGGCTCAACTGGCACATCTGGTTCAAACGCAGCTTCTAATGCAGTTATTGCTCAAGCTGATTGGAGTCATGTAGGCTATGATTCAGCTTTCTCAGCTTCAGTCGCTGGAAATAAATTGTATACTGTAAAAATTTCTGCTAGCCGTGTTGATTCTTATATGGATCTTGATGCAGTTCGTGGATTTGTCTTAACAGGTGGTACAGCATTTGTAGAATTACTCCCAGCTTTCACGTCATATAACTCATCTACAGATCAAATTACATTTGTAATTAGTGCTTCTGCTACTCCATATACTGCTGCTGCTGGTATCATTTACTATAATAAGAAAACAGCTGATAATAGACGTGGTGATTTTGAAGATACAGCTATGGGTTCATTCTCTAACCCAAATGCTCAAACTGTTGATAATCAAATTTCTATCCCAGAAATTAACATCAGCATGCAGTCTCAAGCTATCACAGCTAAGACTAAAAAGTTGAAGGCTGTATGGACTCCTGAATTTGCTCAAGACTTGAACGCATACCAAAACTTGGATGCTGAAGCTGAATTGACAAATATCATGAGTGAGTACATTTCATTAGAAATTGACCTCGAAATCCTTGATATGTTGATTGGAGATGTACCTTCATCTAACATTGAATACTGGAGCGCTGTTAACAATAAAGCTATTACAGCTCCTAACACAGCCTTTACAGATTTAGGTTTTTATAACTCACAAGGTCAATGGTTCCAAACTCTTGGTACTAAACTTCAAAAGTTAAGCAATCGTATTCACCAATTAACCCTTCGTGGTGGTGCTAACTTCATGGTAGTTTCTCCAACTGTAGCTACAATCATCGAGTCTATCCCTGGATTCGCTGCTAATAGTAACGGTGATGCTGCTGATATGGAATATGCATTTGGTGTACAGAAAGCTGGTCAATTCAACAGCCGCTACACTGTTTATAAGAATCCTTACATGACTGAAAACACTATCTTAGTTGGTTTCCGTGGTAAGCAATTCTTGGAAGCAGGTGCTGTATTTGCTCCTTATATTCCATTGATCATGACACCTCTTATCTATGATCCAACTACCTTCACTCCACGTAAAGGTCTGTTGACTCGCTATGCTAAGAAGATGTTACGTCCTGAATTCTATGGTAAGATTTATATTAATGGTTTGAATACCCTCTAATATAATTTAGAATTATAACAATTAAGCCCTGCAAAAGCAGGGCTTTTTTGTTTTTCTTTTAATATTTATACACAAATAAGATCATGTCTGACTTTAACAGAACCGAACAGGCTCAACAGATTTTTAAAGAAAAACGTAAGCCTAAAAATCCAATCACATTTAAATTAACTTTAAATGAAGAACAAAAAGTAGCTAAACAACTTATTTTAGATAACCCTGTCACATTATTAAAGGGTATGGCTGGTAGTGGTAAAACATTAGTAGCTTGTCAAGTAGCTTTAGACATGGTATTTAAAAAAGATGTTGAAAGGATAATTATTACTCGTCCTACTGTAGCTAAAGAAGAAATAGGTTTTTTACCTGGTGATTTAAAAGAAAAAATGGATCCTTGGCTAGCTCCTATCTATGCTAACTTATATATGTTATATGATAAAGCTAAAGTAGATAAAATGATTCAAGATCAAATTATTGAAATTGTACCATTTGCATTTATGCGAGGCAGAACATTTCCAGATGCATTTGTAATTGTAGATGAATGTCAAAATATTACTCATGGTCAAACAGAGATGATTTTAGGTCGTTTAGGTAAAGGTGGTAAGATGGTTTTTTGTGGAGATATTACTCAAACTGACTTAAAAAATAAAAAAGATAGTGGTATAGGTTTTTTTACTCGTTTGGAAGAAAATATTAAAGGTGTTAAAATTGTTACTCTTAAAACAAACCATAGACATGAGATTGTAGAGCCTATTCTTAAATTATACTCAGACTATAGGGATTAATATTTATAAATAAACTCTATTCATGGCAGCTGGTAAATATTCATTTGTAATAGAACAAGGAACTACTACTAATTTTAATATTTTATATCAAGATTCTAGTAAAAACTATATTGATTTAACTGGATATGCAGCCAGAATGCAGCTTAGACCTAATGTAAATTCTTCAACTATATACCTCCAACTCTCTAGTTCATTAAACCCAGATGGTACTGGCATAACTGTTAGTCCTAGCGGTTCAATTAATATTTATATTTCTTCATGTACTAGTTCTATGCTTACTTTTGACCAAGCCGTATATGATTTAGAAATATACTCAGGAAGTGGAGTATGTCCTTATGTTATTAGGTTATTAGAAGGAAATATTAAACTAAGTAAAGAAGTAACACGATAAAATACATGGTATCAGCTAATCAAACCGCTACAGTAATAACAATAACCTCCCCAGGCCCACAAGGTCCACAAGGCCCAATAGGCCCCCCAGGTGGAGCTACTACTGGATCTAATACCTTTACTGGTAATCAAACCATAACAGGATCAATTCTTATTTCAGGTAGTATTATACCTAATGTAGGAGCAGGTGAACTTACCTCATCCTTTGATTTAGGATCAGAAACTGCAGCTTGGAGAGACATTTATGTATCTGAAGGATCTATCAAATTTATAAAATCAGGATCAGCAGAAATTGTACTTTCAGCTAAAGATGGTGGTATTTCTATTAATGGAGGCTCTACTATATCAGCAGATGGTGTTAGTGGACAATTTATCACTTCTAAAAGTTTAGGTAATAATATTACTGTTAAAGACAGTAATAATAGTTTATTAATAGGTCCTATCGAGGTAGAAACTGATAAAGAAATTGTTGTTGAAGAAGGATCTGATTTGACTATTTTTGGAGATATAGAAATCCAAAGTGTAGCCTCAGCAGATACTGCTTTATTTGCTACAACTGCTAGTTATGCTTTAAATTCAAATCCTACATTCCCATACTCAGGTAGTGCTGTTATAACTGGTTCATTAACTGTAACATTAGGAAGTCCTGTTCTAATATCTGATGTAGGTGCATACGATCTTAATTACATGCCTAGTATAATTTGGCGAGATCGCTATTTATATGATGCTAATTCTCGAATATCTATAGATTGGAGTAATAGATTATTACAAGATTCTTCTGATGCTCAATCTATTGATTGGGAAAGTAGAATATTTTATGCTAATGACGGAACTACTTCTCATATAGACTGGAGTAATCCTTCTTACATGCAACTTCCTAATGTAAGTGAAAGTTCAATAACAAATGTTTTAGGCATAGATGGAGCTGGAAGAGTATATTATACTGCTTCAAGTGCTATAGGTGGTGGTGCTTCAACCCTCCCTGGAGGAGTTGAAGGTTCTATTCAATTTAATAACAGTGTTGGAGATTTTGGAGGAACACAAAAATTTACATATAATGCTTCTTCCCATAGTATTTCTTTAACAGAATTCCAACCCACTCCTTTTGGGATAACTGAAAATAAAGGGCAATATGCTATATTGCAAGGCCGTGAAGGTAAAGCACTTGGTGATTACAGTGTATCTTTAGTAGGAGCTTATGCTCTTGACACAGCTTCTGTAGCGATAGGATATGGTGTAATAGCTAGTGGTTCTAGCCAAGTAGCTGTTGGACGACAAAATACCCCAAATAATACTTCATCAATTTTTATAGTGGGAGTAGGAAGTGGAAAAGATGGATTTACTGTAGAAGCAGATACTAGTATCAGAGCACACGTTACTATACCTGTAAACTCAACAAATCCTACAAATCCAAAATCTGGATCAATGTATGTGTTTGAAAGTGGATCAAATTACTATATAAATGTTTATGTAGGTGGAAGATGGAGATCCGCTTCACTTTCTTAATAACTAAAATAAAAAAATATATTTATAATAAAATAAAAATACAATGAGTAGAATAAAAGTAAATACTATAAACCCATTTACTGGACAGAATATAATCCTTGGAGGCCATGCTATTCCCTCAGGCAGCGATAAAACCTTAGGATCAGAAACCAATTTTTGGAATGATTTATATATTGGTACAGCCTCAGTTTTCTTTATGACTAGTACTGGAGCTGTAGCTTCATTAAAAGCTGGTGGTGAAACAGGAGTAACTACTGGTCTTACCCAAGGAATGATTTTTACAGAAACTAATAACTTAAGAGGATCATTTAGTGTAGGAAGAAATAATAGAGCCTCTGGAACAGCTTCTTTAGCTAATGGTGCCCAAAACACAGCTTCAGGTGTATTTTCTCATGCTGAAGGTCAATCTAATATAGCTTCAGGAGATAGTTCACATGCTGAAGGTAATTATACTAGAGCAACAAATTCTTATTCTCATGCTGAAGGTTCTTTTACTGTAGCTTCTGGGTACGCGTCTCATGCTGAAGGAACTGATACATTAGCTTCTTCTAATGGCTCTCACGCTGAAGGAAATTCTACTTCAGCTTCAGGTATGTACTCTCACGCTGAAGGTGGTAACACTATAGCTGGAGATAGTTCAATGGATTACTACGCACATGCTGAAGGTAGTTATACAAAAGCTATAGCTTCATCTACTCACGCTGAAGGTCAATATACTGTAGCTTTGGGAGTTGGATCTCACGCTGAAGGATACTATACTACAGCTTCAGGAGCTAATTCTCATACTGAAGGAGAATATACATTAGCAAATGGTAATGGTGCCCATGCTGAAGGATATTTAACAATTGCACAAGGAGCTCTTTCCCATGCTGAAGGTCGTTCAGCTACAGCTATAGGTAATTCTTCTCATGCTGAAGGTGAAGGAACAATAGCTTTAGGCTTTGCCTCTCATACAGAAGGATTATTTACAATAGCTTCAGGATCATACCAAACTGTAGCTGGTCAGTATAATGCTTTAAACAATACTGCTTCTTTATTTATAGTAGGAGCTGGTACTTCTGGCACTAGAAAAGATGGCTTCTCAGTAGAATTAGACACTGCTAATGTTAGACCTCACATTGTACTCCCAACAAACACCTCCAACCCAGTTAACCCAAAAACAGGATCAATGTATTTTAATCCAAGTACAAATATGATGAATATTTGGAATGGCACAACCTGGAGAACAGCTTCGTTTGGTTAATAATTAAAAATATATAAATTTAAAGGACCCCAATTTAGGGGTCTTTTATTTTCTCTTAATATTTATAAACAAACTCTATTCATGGCTAATATTCCTATTTACCCTGGCTCATCCTCATTTTTTCCTGGGTTAACACCATTTGGATTTTATGATTATGATACCCAATTTCAAGTAGATGCTGACAAATTAGTCACATACTGCGCTAGAAGATTAGGGTATCCTTTAACAGATATTGAATTACAGGATTTAAATTTTTATGCTGCTTTTGAAGATGCTATAACTACTTATGGTAATGAAATATATTCATTTCAAATAAGAGATAATTATTTATCTCTAGAAGGAGCACCAACATCAGCATATGTGAATGATGCTATTATTACTCCCAATATGGGAACAATAATTAAATTATCACAACAATATGCTGCTGAGGCCGGAGCAGGAGGAAATATAACCTATTATAGTGGTGCTTTAGCCTTAACCCCAGGTAAACAAACATATGATTTAAAAGAATGGGCTATAAGCCAAAGTATATCAGGTGGGATAGAAATTAAAACTGTATTTTACCAAGATCTTCCTGCTATAAACCAAATGTATGCTCCGTTTGGAGGCTTTGCGGGATTAGGTGGTTTACCCGCAGCAGGCATATATGGTGGGATGTATGGTGGAGGATATGGAGGTGGTTATTTAATGATGCCTGTTGCGTATGATGCTGGAGTAATTCAAGGGCTAGAATTAAGTAATACTATTCGCTTATCTAATTACACATTTGAACTTATAAATAACAATTTAAAAATATTCCCTATACCCTCATATAATGATGTTAGAGGAGGATTTTTATGGTTTGAATATATTAAAGTAGAAGACAGATATACAGATAGCATTACCCAGACTGGAGGTGATAAAGTCACAAATGTATCAAATGCTCCATATAATTATCCAACTTATTCTCAAATAAATGCTGTTGGTAAGTCATGGATATTTGATTATGCTTTAGCACTTTGTAAAGAAATGCTAGGGTATGTTCGTGGTAAATACGGAACAATCCCTATACCAGGTCGAGAAGTAACATTAAATCAAGCAGATTTATTATCAGCTGCTACAGCTGAAAAATTAGCTTTAATTGAAAGATTAAGAGTATATTTAGATGAAACTTCTAAAAAATCATTACTTGAAAGAAGAGCTCAAGAAAGTGATTTTAGAAAACAAGAAATTAATAATGTACCAATGGTAATATATATAGGATAATGGCACTATTTGGAGGATCAAGAGATGTAAGTGTATTTAGACATGTTAACCGAGAGTTGCTAGGGAATGTTATTACTCAACAATGTGCTTTATATAAATTTTCTTTAGAACAAACCTCTATTAACATGTATGGAGAAGCTTCTGAAGGTAAATTTTTAGAAGGTCCATTTTTATTTAACTCATTAATTGAAGTTAATGCTACTACTTCCCCTACTAGTGAGTTAGGTGTTGATTTTGATTGGGGAATAACTGTATCTTTTTTACGAGATGATTTAGTGACAATTAATGTCCATCCTGAGGTAGGTGATATTATTCTATATCAAGAAAGTTATTTTGAAATAGATAATACTAATGAAACTCAATATTTTGCTGGTAAAAATCCTGATTTCCCATATAATGAAAACCCATTAAACCCAGGCTTAGAGAATTTTGGTTATAATGTAAGTGTTATCTGTACAGCTCATTATGTGCCTGCAGACAAATATAATATAATCAAACAAAGATTATGATAAACAAAAGAAAACCAGTTCCAAAAACACAAAAGGAGTTGAGTAAATCTCGACAGGAGCCTTATATACCCCCAGCCGGGTCACCTGGTTTTTCTCCTACTGGTAATCCTAATGATTTTGGTAATCCTAATAGAGCGAATCAAACTTCTTTTAAGGATGATTCTACTAAACCTATGTCTATTGGAATACAGGATATAGATGAAGCAGTAATGTATTATTTTCAAAATGTTATTCGACCTACTGTATTTCAAAATGGTGAAAGATTAGTAGTACCTGTAATATATGGTTCACCTGAAAAATGGAAATCATTCCAAAAAGATGGATATTATAGAGATCTACAAGGTAAAATAATGGCTCCTATTTTAATGTTTAAACGTAATACTATTACTAAAGATAGAAGTTTAAATAATAAATTAGATGCTAATAATCCTCATAATATAGCGGTTATAGGACAATCGTATAAAAAAAGAAATGAGTACAGTAAATTTAATATGTTAAATAATGTTAAACCTGAAAAAACATATTATGTCACTGTAGTTCCTGATCATGTATCTATAACTTATGATTGTGTAATTTCTACTTACTATAATGATCAATTAAATAAAATAGTAGAAGCTATTGAATATGCTTCTGACTCATATTGGGGTGATCCTGAAAGATTTAAATTTAAAGCTACTGTTAATTCTTTTAATACAACAGCTGATTTATCTGAAAGTGGAGAAAGAATAGTAAAAAGTACTTTTACCTTAAACATATATGGATACATCATCCCAGACACTATTCAAAAAGATTTAAAAGCAGCTCGTAAATTTTCTGAAAAAAATAGAATTGTTTTTGGTTTAGAAGTTACAGGTGGTGACTTAGAAAATTTTGAAGCTAATACTAAACAAACCTCAACTCAAGGTACAGGTATAGCTAACATATTTGACTCCCAAAATGTAACTAATATAATAAATAATAATACTGTAATAGACCCAGCAGCTTTAATATATCTAAATGTTAATAAAGCTGTAACAGCAACAACTGTAGCTTCTAACACTGCTATATTCAATGCTTCATTTTATGTTGCCCCTAGTAGCTTACCAGATACAAATAAAAACTCATTTACATATTTTGTAAATGGTCAACTTATTGAACCTGCGGCTATAACAACATTTGTTGATAATAATAATGGAACATGTACATTAACAATTAATACAACTGAATTAGGGTTTACTTTAGTAAACACAGATGAAGTAGTTGCTATAGGTAAATTTGTTTAAACATGAGTATAATCAGAAAAGAACAACTATCAAATCCTTTATCAGCATCTTATGCTTTAACAGCTTCATATGCTTTAAACACTGGGGGTAGTACAATAGATACTAGTGGATTAGTAACTACTTCAAGTTTTAACGCGTTTACTTCAAGTATAAACACATTTACATCATCCTACAATACAGGATCATTTAGTGGAAGTTTTACTGGTAGTTTCAATGGTACTGCAAGCTGGGCTCAAAGTGCTTCTCAAGCATTAACTGCTTCTAATACCCCAAATGCTTTAATAACAGCTTCTGTAAATTTAAATACTATAACATTTACTAAAGGAAATAATAGTCAATTTAGCATCACTATTAATACTGGGAGTAGTGGAGGCGGAGGTGGAACTCCGGGAGGTACAAATACAGCTATACAATTTAATGATAGTACTGCTTTTAATGGTAGTAGTGATTTTACTTTTAATAAAAATACTAATTTAGTAACTATACAAAAATCAGGATCTCAAAACAAATTTCCACCTATTATAGAATCTACAACATCTTCTTTAGCAGTTAATGGTAATATTAATGTTTTAGGTAAAATACAAACCAATGAAGCTAATATATATACACAAACCTTTCCTCAACTTAATACTTTACCTTTTAATAAATCTTTTGAGTGGGATATAGGCAAAAGTGGTAGTATAGCTTTTGTCACATTAAGTGATGATATTACAGATTTTGAAATTAATTATTTTGGAAATCCTTTAGAGTATGTTAAAGGTACTTTAATAATAAAACAAGACAATATAGGTAGCCGAAATTTTCTTTTACCAACTTCTACAGGTGGAGGATCTGTAACCAACTATATTGAAAACAATGGAGGAGGCACTTACAACCCTACACCAGACCCATTTGCTTATGATATATTAGAGTTTATTTGTATAAATAAAATTATATTTTGGAGTGTTAAGTATAACTTTACTTAATTAACTACTATAATTTTTAATATTTATAATCAAAAAGTAGTTAATGGCCCAAGTCTATTTAAGTCAATATGCTCGAAGAGCAGGTATAGCTGACACAGCGTCTTATGCTTTAAATGGTATACCTGCACCTTTAGATACTTATATTCAATATAATAAAAAAGGTAAATTTGGGGCTGATGCTTACTTCAGATATATTTATCCAATTCATAGTTTTCAACAAGGTAACAATGTTAATGCTTTAGGATATTACTCTCACGCTGAAGGAGCTAATACATACACTGGGCTACTTAATACCTACTCATCCTCTATCTTATCAGGTTCTGTTACTTTATCAGCTGAATATGGTAATATAACATCTTCATTTAGGATTGGAGATTATATTTATTTAAATGATTATGAATTTGATAATAATCAAGGCACAACTGTAGCTAAAATTAATAGTACATCATGGGATGGTACAAGCTCATATATTGTTTTAGATGTTAATAATATACACACTACTACTTCTTTTGTAGGTAGTTTAGGTACATTTTATATACAAAACTTACTTGGTAATAAAATAGCTAGAACATATATAGCTCATTCTGAAGGAGAAAGAACCCACGCTATAGGTATTGGAGCTCATTCAGAAGGTAGTGGATCATATGCTGTAGGACATTATTCTCACACTGAAGGTAATAATACAGTAGCTTTAGGTAATTACCAAACTGTTGTTGGTCAATACAATATTTTTACTACATCTCAAAGTGCTTTTATAATTGGTGATGGTTACGCTAGACTTATAGAAAGTGGAAATTTAGGTAGTAGTCCAACAACTGGTAGTTCTGTATTTAATATTTATTCTCAATTTTCTCCTATAGGACTACTCACTAGTTCAATTATAACATTAGTTTCTGCTTCTAGTAGTGTTAGTGAAACTTTCCCTATAATAGCTGTTGAGTCTAAAGGTTTTAGTGAGTATGAAATCACTATTGATGGAAAATTAACTCAAAATTATTATGATAATATTGACACATTTTCAATAGTTAATATTACTCGTCATAATCTTTTATTTACTTCTCAATCATGGTTTCAAGTTAGTGCTTCAAATGTATTTTTACAAGGATTACCTACATCAAGCCAACCTTATATTTTAACATATGAACCAGAAACTGGTCAAGTATTTTACACAGCTTCAATATTAGGTGGTTTAGAAACTAGAGACGAAGGAAATACAGTCACTTCAAATACAACTATATTTAACTTTACAGGCAGTGGAGTATCCGCTTCATTAAGTGGAAGTGTTGTTAATGTATATATACCAGGTGGAGGAGGTAGCGGAAGCGCTGTTTTATTAAATAATCTACTTACTAACATAACAGTAGGTGGATCAGATTCTGGAACAACATATCCTATAGGTACATTACTAGAAGATATTTTAAGAGATATACTTATAGATTATATAGACCCTACAATAACTTTTAATCTCTTAAAACTTGGAGGAGCAACTACATTTAACCCAACAACTGATATTTATAGAGAAGTTAGTCATTCTTTAACATTTAATACAGCTGATTTTAATGCTACTCCTGATAGCCCAGGTGCCGGAAGATTTGCTTATAGTGCTAGTTTCACTGCTTCTGGAACTGGAATTATAGGTGCTTTTAATCACTATTTTGGAGATAATGTTTTAGCAACTACTAATAATTTAAGTGTTGGTAGTACTCGAATTATAAATAAAAGTACAGAAGGTCCTGTTACTTTTACAATTCAAGGAGCTCATCCTTCTTCATCCGCTTTACCAAATATAAAAGATGAAGCTACTTTAAATTACGTTTACCCTATTTTTTACGGGATGACATCAGCAAGCTACACAAACTCAGGACAATTAGAATCTGATCCTGGTATAACTAAATTAATAACAGGTGAATCAAATAAAACTTTATCTATACAAGGAACAGAAAAATATATATATTTTGCTTACCCTGAAAGCTATGGTGATTTACTAAATATATATGAGGGTAATGGGTACATAGTATATGACCCAGCTAACCCAAATTCTGCTTTTATTAAATATACCTTTCCTCAATCTGGCTCTACTTATCCTTGGGGACCTGTAAATTATAATGTTTATAAATCAAGATATATAACAGCAGTTAATCCTGCTCAAAATTATTTATTTAAATTTAATTAATATTAAATGGCAATACAAACTATTGATGGATTTGAGATTAAAGCACCTCTTAGTATAGATAATAGGTATGGCCCATTTGCTGATACAACAGAAGCTAATGATGTTATTTTAAGTTTCTATAGATATATAGGTTTAACAGTTTTATTAACAGGTAGTGGAACCCAAATTGAATATTGGTATAACCCAACAATTGCTGATGAAGATTTAGTACCTAAAGGAGCAGCTCTTTCTATATCTGGTTCTGATGGTCAAGTAGTATTTTTTAGTGGTAGTACTGCTTTAAGTGGTAGTCCTAGTTTTATTTTTAATTATACATCCTCAACCCCTACTTTTAATGTTAGTGGAGCTATATCTGCTTCATATGGTCCTGGAACTGTAGGATTTTATGGTACAGCTAGTTGGGCTTTAAACGCATTAACAGCTTCATTTATCACTGGGACAGGAGTATTTGGCCCTTTTGGTTCTAATAGTGTATTAAGTGCATCATACGCTTTACATGGAGGTGATGTTACAAAAATTATAGCTGGTACTAATATAACAATTGACCCACCTGAAGGAACAGGGTCAGTGACTATTAATGCATCAGCTGCGGCTGGGGCAGGAGTATCAGTGACTGCAACTGCTTCTTTTACAAATCTATCAACTTGGAACTTTACTCATAATTTATTAAGTAGATATGTTATAATTCAAGCCTTAGATGTTAATCATAATCAAATTATACCTGAAAATATAACCTTAGTTGATTCATCCTCAGCTGTGTTAACATTTCCTACTCCTGAAAGTGGATACGCTGTAGCTTCTATAGGCGGAGTTACATCTTCTTTTTCTTTAACATCCTCAGCAGTTATAACTAATTTTGGAGGTCAAATATATGATTTAAATAATAATCTAGTTATACAACCTACTGATATTCTTATTATTAGTGGTAATATGAGTGTTAATGGTAGCGCTATTATAAGTGGAAATTTAGTACCAGGTGGTCCATACAGTGCTAATATCTCAAATTACAATATAGGTACTTCTACAACTAGATGGAATAATTTATATGTTGGAAACCAAATATATCTAGGAACACTTGGAGACTCAGCTTATATTGATTATAATAATGGACATATAATATCTGATAAACCATTTTCTGGATCATTCACAGGAAGTTTTTTCGGAATCGGCCCCAGCTTATTTTCAGGATCAATTACTTTAACTGGTTCATTAAATGTAACAGGTTCAACAACACAAACAGGTAATAACACCTTAATAGGTAATACTATATTAAGTGGTAGTATCGGTATAAGTGGATCTAGTACAATACAAGGAACTACTACAATGAGTGGTTCATTAAGTATAAGTGGATCAACAACACAAACAGGTAATAACACCTTAATAGGTAATACTATATTAAGTGGTAGTATTAATATAAGTGGATCAACAACATTAAGTGGTAGCACAAACTTTTCTGGTACCCACATATTAAGTGGTAGTAACACTATTATAGGCAACACAGTATTAAGTGGTAGTATTGATGTTAGTGGTTCTTCTAACTTTCATAATAGTATATTTATTATAACAGGTTCAACATTTATTAAAGGGGTAACAAATATTAGTGGTAGTACTAACATTACAGGTTCATTTAATGTTGTAAATGGCGATATAAATGTAGTAAGTGGTTCCTCATTCACAAGATGGGGTAATAAGTTATTTAATTATGGACAGTTTAGTAGTATACAAACACAATCTGGATCAGCTGATACAGCTTATTCAATGGTATTTGATACAATTGATTTTTCAAATGGAGTAACTTTAGTAGACAACAGTAAAATAACAATAGCAAACACAGGCCTATATAATATTCAATTTTCAGCTCAATTGCATACAACAGTTAACCAAGCAGTTAATTTTTCAATTTGGTTTGCTATGACAGGATCTAATATAGCTAATTCAAATACTGATTTTACTGTTGAAAAAATAAGTGGAGGTGGGTATGGAGTAGCAGCTTTAAACTTTTTAACTGAAATAACAAGTGGCAGTTATGTAGAACTAAAATACTCAAAAACAACACTAGAAGGACAGCTAGAAGCAAAAGGAACGCAATCAACACCCACAAGACCAGCTACACCATCAATCATAGCAACAGTAACACAAGTGGCATAGGTTTATTTAATCACTAACTCAATCTAACAAGTTTGTTATATTTATAATCAATGAGAATATTCCAACCCACAGTTACAGGATCAAATACAACCACCGGTTCTCTCCATATATCTGGACCAGTATATTTCTATACTTTAGAAACCTCTTCTACTTTTCATGTATTAACTTATAATACATCTTCAGGACAAGTATTTTTTACAGGATCAGACTCATTTGGCGGTAAACCTGATGATCCATATGATTCAATTCAGTTTAATTATAGTGGTGCTCTTAGTGGTTCATCTAATTTGTTATTTATTAACAATGTTATTTATTTAACTGGTTCTATGCTTATAAGCGGAGCTATATCTGCTTCTTTTGGACCTAATACAGTAGGATTTTATGGGACAGCTTCTTGGGCTCAAAGTTCTTCATTTATAACTGGATCTGGAGTGTATGGACCTTTTGGTAGTAATAGTGTATTAAGTGCTTCATATGCTTCATCTTCTACTCTTGCGGACACAGCTAGTTTTATACTTAATCCTTACCCTATTGATGTGACAGGTAGTTCCTTATACTCTGTAGACCCAGTTTCAGGTATTCCTTCAGATATGACTACTTCACCTAATAGTATTTGGTTTGGTAGTAATGCTGGATCAAACCTAGGAGTCTCAGCTATTGGTACTATATTTTTAGGTCAAAATGCTGGTCTTAACACTGACACTTCTGATTTTTCAATTTTTATAGGTGGAGGAGCAGGAGCTAATACAGTTAATAACGCTTATTATTCAATTTTTATAGGTGGAGGAGCAGGAGCGGGTAGTACAGAAGTTTATAGCTCTAATTTTATAGGAGGAGGAGCTGGAAATAGTATTATAACAAATGCTTTTGAATCTAATTTTATAGGAGTAGATGCTGGAGCTTTAACTAATATGACTTACCATTCTAATTTCTTAGGTTATCAAGCTGGTTATGCTGCTTTAAATGCTTTTCAAACTAATTTTATAGGTTATAAAGCCGGATACAGTGCGTCTGGAGCATCTACAGCAAACTTTATGGGATATTATGCTGGTTATCAAGCTACAAATACTAATGGATCAAATTTTATAGGAAATTACGCTGGTTATCAAGCTACAAATGCTAATAACTCTAATTTCTTAGGTTACGAAGCAGGTTATAGCGCATCCTCAGCTGATAATTCTAGTTTTATAGGAAACCAAGCTGGTTTTTATGCTACAAATGCTGAATTTTCTCAATTTATAGGGAACCAAGCTGGTTCTTATGCTCCAAATGCTAATAATTCTAATTTTATAGGAAAAGGAGCTGGTTTTAGTGCTTCAAATGCTGATAATGCTAGTTTTATAGGTACAAATGCGGGTTACTATGCTACAAATACCCAATATTCTCAATTTATAGGAACTGAAGCTGGTTATAGTGCTTCCACTGCTAATAGATCTAATTTTATAGGTGCAAAAGCAGGTTATAAAGCTGCAAATGCTAATAATTCTAATTTTTTAGGTTTTTCCGCTGGTAATGGAGCTACAAGAGCTATAGGTTCAAACTTTTTAGGAGGCAGTGCTGGAGCTGAAGCTGCAAATGCTATTAATTCTAATTTTTTAGGATTTGGAGCTGGTGTTAGCGCTTCAAATGCTAGTTCTTCTAATTTTTTAGGTCCTACGGCAGGTTATCAAGCTATAAATGCTTCATATTCAACCTTAATAGGTTACCAAGCTGGTTTTGCTTCTTCCTCAACAGTTAGTGTAGGTCCTAATAATATAATTATTGGAACAAACATAACACTAGATTCTAATAGACGAGATGCAATTAATATAGGTGGTATTATTTTTGGCTCAGGATCATATTCTGATATTACTTCAGAATTCCCATTCTCTGGTTCAGCTGGAGGTAATATAGGGATTAATATTCCACATCCAACTTATAATCTTCATGCATCAGGAACAGTAGCATTTCCAAGTTTAACAACATCTTCTCAAAATAATGTTGTTATGATTGACACATCTAGTGGACAATTATTTTACACATCATCAAATGCTATTGGAGGAGGAAATGCAAGACCAGGAGGTCCTAACTTATCTGTTCAATTCAATAGCGCAAGTGTTTTTAGTGGTAGTAGTACAATATATATCAATAATGATGGTCCTTCTAGTGTAGAATATGATCATCTACATTTAGATAATGCTTGGTTAACAGTTCGAGATTCATCTAATAATAATATAATACTTTTAACTACAGATGGACTTCAATTAGGAGATTATGGTGGTTATGCTTCATTAGATTGGAGCTCTAGAATACTTTATGATTCAGTCGGTAGTCAATCTATACATTATAATGATAGGCAATTAAGTTATCAAAACTACCCACCTTCACCCGCTATAGATTGGGGTACAGTAAATCAAATAACAATATCAGGAAGTACTTTTTTAAAAGGATTACCTGAATCTTCTTCAAATTATATACTAACATATAATACATCTTCAAATCAAGTTTATTTTGCTTCTTCTACAACAATAACAACTTTACCTTTCCCCTTTTCTGGTAGTGCTATAATAACTGGATCATTATTAGTTTCTGGGAGTGGTATAACAGGTAGTCTATTTGGAACATCATCTTGGGCTATAAATGCTATAACATCTTCTTATCCTATTAGTGTGACAGGAAGTTCCTTATATTCTGTAGCTCCACCAGCAGGTATACCTTCTATATCAGATAGTATATTTTTTGGAACTGACGCTGGTATAACAGCTACAAGTGCTTCTGATTCTAACTTTTTAGGATATAGAGCTGGTAGGCTAGCTACAAATGCTAGTCAATCTAATTTTTTAGGTTCCCAAGCAGGTGATGGAGCTACAAATGCTGGTAATTCTAATTTTTTAGGTCGACAAGCTGGTTATCAAGCAACTTATGCTACTCACTCAAACTTCTTTGGATATCAAGCAGGTTACCAAGTTTACTCAGCTTCTAATTCTAACTTTTTAGGTCGACAAGCTGGTTATCAAGCAACTTATGCTACTCACTCAAACTTCTTTGGATTTCAAGCAGGTAATGCGGCTCCATATGCTAATAATTCTAACTTTTTAGGTTACGAAGCAGGTGAACTTTCTACTTCAGCCTCATATTCTAATTTTTTAGGTAATCAAGCAGGAAGAAATGCTGATTTTGCTGATAATTCTAATTTTATGGGTAATGGTGCAGGTGAAGATGCTGCTTATGCTGATAATTCTAATTTTATAGGTCAAAACGCAGGCCGCAGTGCTACTTATGCTAATAATTCTAATTTTATAGGTCAACAAGCTGGTACTAGTACTCCTTATGCTGATAATTCTAATTTTATAGGTCGTTTAGCTGGTAATGGAGCTATATCTGCTTCTAACTCTACTTTTATAGGTCCAAGAACCGGAGTCTTAGCTATACAAGCTTCACATTCATTTTTTGTAGGTTATGAAGCTGGTCAACAAGCTTACTCAGCTTCTTATTCTACCTTAATAGGTTATCGAGCTGGACAAGATGTAACATCTGGAATTAATTCTATTAGTTCTAATAATATAATAATTGGTAATAATATTTCCTTACCTGGTCAAACTAAAGACTCAATTAATATAGGAGGTCTTATATTCGCCACAGGCTCAAATTCAAATTTTATATCTAACCCTATCAAAACCCCAGCCGGAGGTAATGTAGGTATTAATATATATCCTCCATTATTTAATTTCCATGCCTCAGGTACAATAGCATTCCCTAGTCTAACAAACTCATCATATACTCATGTTGTTGTCATCGACACAGGAAGCGGCCAGTTATTTTTCACATCATCTATTGGTGGTGGATCATCATTTAATTATAATTCAACTTCTTCTATTATAGGTGATGGTATAATAGCAACATGGGACATTAATCATGGATTTAACACAAGAAATCTCCATGTTACAGTCTATGAAAGTGGGTCAAATGGTGAAACTGTTTATCCTGATATAAGACGACCTGACAATAATACAGTAAGAGTTGTATTTGCTAATCCACCATCATCAAGTCAATATATAGTTTATATATCACAATAATGGCTAAATTTTTAACTGAAGTACAATTTGTAGCTACTAGCTCTATGGATACACCAGAGGCTGGGTTCATAGCATTGTATGTTAATACAGATGGATATTTATATATAAAATTTTCTAACGGATCAGAAGCAAGATTAACATCATAAAAAATAAGTTATGACTCAAATATTAAAAAGTTTACAACTAACAACTTCAAGTATAACCCCAGGAACACCTCCTTCAGGTTTTGGGACTGTTTACGCTAGTGGGAGTAATAAATTTTATTATAAAAATCCTTCAGGAACACAATTTGATTTATTAAATCCTAATGGGTACATAAATATCTTATACTACACAGGTTCTGGAACAGGAAGTGGAGTAGCACAAACTTATACATGGAGTAAACCACCTGCTGGTTTAAAATATCTTGAAGTATGTTGTGTGGGTGCAGGTGGAGGAGGTGGAGGAGGAAGAAAAGGAACATCACTTGGTTCTGCTCAAGGTGGAACTGGAGGAGGAGGTGGAGCTATAGTATGGGCAACTTTTGATGCTGCTTTATTAGCATCTAGCTACCCAATAAGTATAGGAGCTGGAGGAGCTGGAGGAGCCGGACCATCCGCGGCAGCGGGTAATGGCGCTGCAGGGACAACTGGAGGAACTTCTTCTTTTGGTACATTGGTGATTGCTCAAGGAGGGGGAGGAGGAGTTGGAGGAGCAACCTCAGTTATTAAACAAGCAGCTGGAGGCCAAAGTATTAGCTGTACTCCTGCTGGACTTCCGTATGCTATAAATGGATGCGGCAGTGGGGCAATAGCTAATTTTCCTGCCAATCCTGCAGGTAACGCTAATCCTATTTTTGATTTTGATGGTGCTTTTGGAACAAATGATACTCGCCCTGGACTTGGAGGTGGGGGCGGGGGTAGTGGAGGCAGCAGTGGAGGTGGAACGTTAGTATCAGCGTCTCGTGGTGCTGACGGGTATCAATTTAATACTCTTATAACTAATGGAGGAAATGTTGGATCCGCTGGAGGTACTGGAGGAAATGGGACACCGCCAACAAACAATATGATAACAACATTACTGCAGTTTACTGGCAGTACTACGTTATATGGTTTAGGAGGAGGAGGTCATGGTGGAGGATTTGGAACATCAACCGCTGGAGGAAATGGAAGCAATGGTGGACTTTATGGAGCAGGAGGAGGAGGGGGAGGAGTAATGTCTTTAACTACCGCTGGCTTACCAGCAGGAAATGGAGGTTCAGGATCATCTGGATTATGTATTGTTGTTGAATTTTATTAAAAAAATAAAAAATGCCTAAGTTTTTAAATAATGCTTTTTTAGTTACACAGTCCTCACCCTCAACTCCGTCTGTAGGAGGAGTTCTATATACTTCTGGTAGTTCTATATATTTTAAAAATTCTACTGGAACTGAATATAACTTAACAGGCTCAAAAGGATATATATTAATGACAGAATACACCCAATCCGGAGGAGTATGGACTGTTCCTACCGATGCAAAATATGTTAAATTTGTAGTTGTAGGTGGAGGAGGAAGTGGAGCAGGAGGAGGAAGAAGAGCAGTAGCTGCCGCCGCAGTTGGTGGAGGAGGTGGAGGAGCAGGAGGTGAAATTTCTATAGTTTGGTATCCAATAGCTTCAATTCCTTTTGCTCCTCAGGGATACACTATAACAGTATCAGGTACTGCTAATGGAGGAGCAGGAGCTACTACAAATGGATCAAACGGAACAGTAGGAGTAATAGGAGGTACAACTTCATTAATTAGTGGTTCTGTAACTCTTATTAAAGCAGGTGGGGGACAACCTGGAATAGCTGGATCAAGTACAGGTGGAGTCGCCGCTGGCGGAAGTAACTTTCAATCTGCTAGTTTCTTCCAGTCTAGTCCTTTTACATTTATAGGTATAAATGGAGGTGGATGTAATGCTCAAATAGGAAGAAATGCTGGATCTGTAGGTGGTACTGTAACTCCATATGATGGTAATTTCCATGCTCGAAATGGATATAGAGGAACAGGTGGAGGCGGTGGAGGTGGAGGAAGCACAGCTACACCAACAGCCCAAGCTGGAGGATCAGGATCTGGGGTTTATCTTATTAATGGCACCCTTTACACATCTGGATCTCCCGGGGCCGCAGGTACTACCGCGAACTCAGGCGGTAATGGAGCTAGCAATGTCGTCACAGCTGCTTCCTTATTTTCATTTTCAGGTAGTGCAGTAGTTACTTCTTCTTATGGGTTTGGAGGAGGGGGACATGGTGCTGGATCTGGAAATACAGCTGGAACTTTAACTGGAGGGAGAGGAGGAGATGGAGGATATTTTGGAGCTGGTGGTGGTGGAGGAGGAGGAGCTTACAATCAAAACGGAGGAAGAGGAGGAAATGGAGGTGGAGGATATTTAGCAATACTTGAATATTATTAAAAATTTTATACTATGAAAAATTGGTTTGTAATAAAAGATAACTACATTATTAATGTAATTAGTTGGGATGGAATAACTCCTTATGTATATCCTTTACCACATGATTTTCTTAAAGAAGATATTGATAGAGTAGCAGGTATAGGTGATTGGTACGAATCATCTGAAGACATTTTTTATCGCCCCCTAACAACACCCCCTGATTTTCCAGGTGTTTCTTAAATATTTATAATAAATTAAAAAAATGGAAACAAAAGTTTTAACCCAAGAAGAGATTACACAATTAAAAACAACTCAACAAGAACGATATTCTATTATTGAAGCATTTGGAACTTTAGAAA